GGAGGGATCTGCAGAGTATCACCCCAAGCTCGCAACCAGTTATACAATGATAAATCAAAGTAAAACCCGGAACAACCGCGCAAAGCGGATTCAAAACATCAAATTAAACCAAATTATTCGGTTCAATCATCTGCTTCAAACCACTCTGCCACTGCTGTTTCCAGAACTAAGTGCTGATATGATCCGAGGCCACTTGGAGTATATCGCTCATATATTGGCCCATAAAGGCACCGAATACACTTTGAGATACCTCAAAGCGACACACGAATCAATCGAACACCTAGTGTTTGGTTTGTCGGGTGTTCTGGAACACGAGAGGGTAAGTATTGGAAAGGACTCAGACGGGTGACCTACCTGGTTAGGCGATCGGCTTAAGCGCAGTTGTCTAACAGACCAAGTTCACTCAATTCGTTATTGCCTAACACTTTGTTCGGCACGACGTCTACTGACTGTCCCAACCAAGACTAACCTAAAGTCTATCACAGACGCTCCAACCTGGAAAGAAAAGATCAGTCTTATGACTGTTCTAGACAATCTAGGCGGAAACGATGTTGATCTATTGCGACCTGTCAATTGGCCTACAATAGGTTCCGAGACCACAGATCGTGAGACTATGACCACATATCAGGTACCTAGACTTCAAATTTCTTTGAAATCTTCACCTAATGGAATTAGTTTCTTCTCGTTTCCGTGAGACCGAGCAGCCATTCTCTCCCACAACCTTTCTGATCAACTCATCAGTTTTGCTGAAAAGTTTTTCAAAGGGGATGTGGAAGGGTGGATACAAGATCATCTCGACCCTTACGAGGATTTGGTAGATTCAAATCGCCAGTTCCATGTAGGCAAGATAAGTCTTGTCCACGAAACCGGGAAACTGAAACCCCGTGTCTTCGCAATTGTTGATTCGGTTACTCAAAGCCTCCTAGGGGACTTTCATCATATGTTGATGTCAATCTTAAGGAAGATTCCAGAGGATTGTACCTTCAACCAAGATAAAGTTAGTCAGGTAGCGAAGGAGCGTTGCCTAGCTGGTCAAACCTTTTACGGTTTTGCCGACTTGAGCAATGCTTCAGATCGTTTACCTGCCTATCTCTACGAGGAAATAGGTGACTACCTGCGTCCCGGACTCGGGACTGCTTGGGTAAAACTGTTCGAACGTCCTTTTGTTTTAGGTAACAGTGTTATCGAGAACTGGGATGATTCGGTGAAGAGACCTGAGCATGTTCGGTACCAGTGTGGTCAGCCTATGGGAGCGCTATCCTCTTGGCCGTTTATGGCCCTTGTCCATCACGTTATCGTTTGGCATAGCTTCGGGTCGCGTAAGGCGGCCTTGGGCAAATACCTTCTCCTAGGGGATGACATTGTCATCTTCGACGAGAGGGCGTACAAACAATATTGTGTGACACTCGAAAATCTCGGCGTACCTTATACCCATGGGTTTTCATCCAAGGGTTTTGAGTTCGCGAAGCGATGTTTCCTAAACGGGAGGGAGATCACGGGTGCATATACCCAGGCCCTTTGGGCCTCGATAAATGTGCCAGAGGTCTTCTCTCTCGAGTGAAGAAACCTTGCTTCCCGAGGTTACGATGTCGGTTTTGACCTTCACCCGAGCTTCCGGACACTACTCAAAGTATCGCGAAAGCGGTTCGAATGATGTAGACTCCTTATGACACTACCTTACGGCAGTGAAATTTCGGTGGAAGAGTTGTCGCGTTTTTGCGTGCAACTTTCCGGCCGTAGTTTCTGTCTGCTGTCTGGGACAGGAAATGGGGACCGTCTCGTAGAATCCGTAAAGGCATTCCGGCAAGGGGCCGCACTTCTAATCAGACAGAAGTTTCAGGAGGATTTGAACGTTGCAAAAGCAGCGGTTGAAGACAATCTGAAAGAGTTCAGAAAAGCCTTTATCGCTCGTTCAGGGTTGGCTGATCAGTTCTCACCGGTCATGCAAAAAGCAATTGAAGAAGTTTCTAAGGATTCAACAACCAGAATTAGATACCTGGAAAGGGATCTAAAACTGCAGTTCTTGAACCCCACTGATAAACAGCTCCTGCGCCCCAATCTCCCTGATTTACCACGACGGATCGATTTCTCGAAACGAGATGGTCAATCAGAAAGAATGAGATACAGGGCTGAGCATCAGAGGAAACTTGTTCAACTACTTAGAGTTTAGACAGACTTGAATCTCCGTAGTGGCAGAAACAATTCCTCCTTTATGAGGACGGCGTTCCCCATTTT